GGCATCAAAGACAAGAACGGCAAGGAGATATACGAGGAGGATATAGTAAAGACAGCCGGTTTATGGTTTGGCAAAGTAGTATATTCATGCGGTCACTTTTTTCTCGCTGGACCCAATAATCTAAGTTATTCCATGGATCACGAATGGAGTGATTCGGAAGTCATCGGCAACACTTGCGAGAACCCGGAACTAATGCAAGGAGGGCAAGGTGCCTAAAGCGATGGAGCGGGCGCTGAAGGCCACAGCCAAGAAGCGGGGTTACGGCAAGAAGCGCACCGGGGCCTATGTATACGGAACGATGAGAAAAGCCGGGTGGACCCCAAGCAGGGGAAAGCGCAAAAAACGGTGATATGCCACAAGTATGCAAAGCCTGTTATCATCCGAAGCGGACAGAAATTGATAAGGCGGTTGCCTCAGGAGAGTCAAACCGAAGTATAGCGAAGTGGTCAGGTCTCACCGAATCCTGTATCCAGCGCCACAGGGCGCACATCAAGAAGGCCATCGTTAAGGCTGGCGAGAAACGGGAGATAACCAACGGCAAGTCAGCTATCGAGCAGTTTGAGGAGATGCTTGCCGAAGCTGAGCGGATGTACCGGGAAACGCCGGCGGACAGCGCGTTGACCAAGGCGACTTGGTTCCGCGAGTGGCGGGGGATGATGGAGTTGGGGTTCAAGCTGGGCATGGAAGCTCAGCGGCAGAAGCAGGTATACCAGGACGTGACGCCAGCGGTGTTGAGGATGATCGAAGAGGCGATGAGGTGACCCTTCGCGAGACTCATGACCACTACCGGCTTATCCTGTACCAAGCCGAGAAGGATGGTTGCCGGCAGAACACGGTGCGGGAGTTGTGTAAGCATGACCTGTTCTACCTGCTGCGGTTCGGACTGAACCGCAGCGACGCCGACAATCAGTGGGTGTTGGACCGCTGCCGGGAATACCAAGCGGCGCCGGATGGCTACATCGATTTGTGGTGGCGGGAGGGCTACAAGTCGAGCATCATCACTTTCGCGGGCATCATCCAGGGACTGATCAACGATCCTGAACGTACCTACGGAATTTTCAGTTTCACCCGGCCCATCGCCAAGACCTTTCTACGGCAGATCAAGGTGGAGCTGGAAACCAACGAAAGGCTGAAGGAACTATTCCCCGAGGTGTTCTACCGGGAGCCAAAGAAAGACGCCATTAAGTGGTCAGAGGATGATGGGATTGTCGTTCGGCGCAAGAACAACCCGAAGGAATCTAGCGTCGAAGCGTGGGGGCTGACCGATGGGCAACCCACAAGCCGACACTTTACCGACCTTCACTACGAGGACATCGTTACTATCGATACGGTGCGCACCCCGGGAATGCTGGCCAAGACCACGGAGGCATTCCTTAACTCGCTGAACTTGGGGACAAGGGACGGGCGCCGGCGGGCTGCGGGGACCAGGTGGCACTTCAACGACACCTACGCCACTATCATCGAGCGTGGGATTCTGAAGCCGCGAGTATGGACAGCCACCAAGGACAACACTTTCACGGGCGAGCCGTGGTTGCTCACCCCTCTACAGTTGGCGAAAAAGATTGCCGATTACGGGCCATACATCGCCGGCGCCCAACTCTTCCTGAACCCCACGCAGGAGAACTCGCAGGGATTTGACCGGGCATGGTTGCGGTACTGGCAGGCTGACCGATTCGACGGGTTGAACGTGTACATTCTGTGCGACCCGGCCTGCGCGAAGAAACTGACTAGTGACTATACCGTGTTCATCGTGATAGGACTGGGGGCTGACCGCAACTACTATGTGATGCACTGGATACGGGACCGGCTGAGTCTGATGCAGAAGGCCAACATCCTGGTGAGTCTGCATCAGAAATACAGACCTCGGGACGTGGGCTACGAGGTATACGGGCTACAGGCGGACGTGGAACACTACCGCGACCGCATGGAGCGCGACAACTACCGATTCGGCATCAAGGAGTTGGGCGGGAAGTTGCCCAAGGAAGACCGCATCAAGCGGCTGGTGCCGGCGTTCAGTCAGGGGCGGGTGTATATCCCCGCGACCAGCCCGTATGTCCAGTACGACGGGGTGACGGTGGACCTGACCAGGCAGTTTGTAAACGACGAGTTTTCGGCATTCCCGTACTGCGTGCACGACGATATGATGGACTGCCTGGCCCGGATACTGGACCCGGACTTCAGCGCCGTGTTCCCCCAGGGGCGGGAGATCGACCCGTTGCAACTGGAGAAGCCGGATCAACCGTATGACCCACTGAGGTATGGATTATAGGAGGAAGGATGTCTGACATGACTAGTGCTTCGTTGGTTTCGCCACTTTTGTCGGTGGGATGGAGCTGTCCCAAATGCGGACGATGCTACGCACCCTACGTGCCGATGTGTGAGTATTGCGTTCCAGATCGCAAGAGCAACATAGTACCCTATATTGCACCCAATACGGGCGATCCAGTTCCCAGACCATTTGAGAATACTTGTGAAGGAGATTCAATTGTCTGACGCTACTTGCCTGACCTGCAAATGGTGTGACCCGGCAGACGCCAACAACGGAGTGTGTCGATACGACACCCCGAAAAGTGCTGCCGTGATGAGTGCGCAGGGGCCGGGTAGCATGACGATGTGGCCTACGGTGCGGCTACTGCACGATAGGTGCTCTCGTTACGAGGTGGAGTTGGTGAAGCCGGCGCGGTTTGTCCCGAAGTTAATGCCGCTGGAGCCGGCGAAGAACTAAGTTATCACCCCGCCAAATCAGCCTTCGGGCAAATGGGCGGGATTAATACGGTTGTGGGCAAACCGTAAACCCATGGGCCAGTTGTGAGCCCGCTAGGACATAGTCCGATGCAAATCACTTCGACCGGGCTCCCTGGATCGTGCCCCGAACGGTCCTGTGTTTAGATCTCTTCCCGTCCTGACCAGCCCGCAGGGAGACGCCACGCGCCTCCGGCTAGCAACTGCGGGCCTTGGGGCGGGTTAGCACCAGAGTAGAGGGGGCCGGTGGTGCTGGCGATTTAGTGGCCTCTCTGCTCCTTTTTGACGACTCCCCGGCGCAAGCCGGTTGGGCAGCTTATATGGCTGCCCTTTTTTATTGCCCGAAGGAGGACGCCATGCCCGACGCTCAGGCTCCCAGCCTGTCTGACCAGATACTTTCCGCACCCGAACCCATGTGGAAGAAACTGCGCCCCGCCCTGGGTGTAGCTACTCGCGAGGAAGCCGCCCAGCTCGTGATGCGGGATGAGAAGGCTGCGGCCCTCGCTATCTCGATACTCAGCCCCGCGGTGGCAGAGGGGAGCGTGCTTACTGAGTCTGCGGGCCGCGCCTCCCCGAGTGTACTGACCTCGAGTGCTACAACTCCGAGTGCCCCGGCGAAACGCAAGAAGGGGGTGAAGTTCTAATGGTCAAGGTAGAAGATATTACGAAACGTCTGACAGACCTCAAGCGCATGCGCCTGCCCTGGGAACCGATGTGGAAGGACATCACGCAGTTTGTCATGCCGCGTCGTAGCTTCTGGGACTTGGACGTCACCCCAGGGCAGGCACCCACGAAAATCTATGATGGCACAGCTATCGCCGCGGTGCAACTTCTGTCCGATGGCCTTCAGGGCAATTCGGTCAATCAATATCTCAAGTGGTTTCACATGACCATGGAGGACAAGAAGCAGCAGAACGAAGAGGGCGTAGCCGATTACCTGGAGAGCATAGAGGAAATCCTATATGCGGAGTTTGCCCGCAGCAACTTCTATGAGGCGATGAGCGAGTTTTTTCTTGATGCTTCCTCGCTAGGTACTGCGGTCCTGTTTGTCGAGGATGATGTTGCATCCCAGCGCGTCCTGTTCAATGCCCGGCATCTGAAAGAGTGCTACCTCGCGGAATCCAAGACGGGCGCGGTGGACACGGTGTTCCGCGATTATGTGATGACCAATCGTGCCGCCTACCAAGCATGGGGCAAGGATTTGTGTCAACGGCGGATCGACAAGGTGAAGAGTGACCCCTACGGCAAAGCACATATCGTTCACGCCTGCTACCCCCGGGCCGACCGCATCGAAGGGAAAATCGACGGCGGCAGTAAAGCTTGGGCGTCAGTGTACATGGACAGGGACCACCAGGAGATCATTGACGAAGGCGGGTACGATGCATTCCCGTATCTGGCCTGGCGGTGGCGCAAGAACAGCGACGAAATCTATGGGCGTTCTCCTGCCGCCGATGCGATCAACGACATCATCCGCATCAACCAGGTTGGGAAGACCATGCTCCAGGCAGCCCAATTGGCCGTCGAGCCGCCCCTGAACGTGCCCGGTGCCATGCGGGGTACGGAACGCATTGTTCCCCGAGGATACAACTATACCATGAATCCTAATGAGAAAATCGAACCCATCTACTTATTGTCGAACTACCCCATAGGCAAGGACCAGCAGGACGACATCAAGGAGCAGATCAAGGACGTATTTCGCACCCGCATTTTCCTGCTCATGGAGCAGATCGAGAGCGGCAGGTATACGGCTACGGAGGTCATCGAGCGCAAGAGTGAGGGCGCCGTGATCTGGGGGGCGACCATCGGCAGACTGTACAGCGAGTGCCTGCTGCCTGCGATTGAGCGCATGTACACGATCTGCGAGCGCAACGGGTTGTTGCCCCCCGCGCCCCCGAGTCTGGGCGGGCGAGTGCATATTGAGTTTGAGGGTCCGATAGCGCAGGCCATGAAGCGCTACCATCAGAGCCAGGGAGTGGTGGCCGGCACGCAGTTCCTTGTCGGTATGGCGCCGCTTGACCCTTCGGGGACGTTTATGGATAACACGGACCTGGATGAACTCTCCCGTATCGGCATGAACTCCGCGGGGATGCCGCAGCGCGTGATACGGGAACTCTCAAGGGTGCAGGCGATACGCAAGGCCCGGGCAGCGGCCATCGAGAAGCAGAGGCAGGAGGCCGCGGCGTTGGAACAGCAGAAGATGCTGGCGGGGAATGTGGAAGGACTGAACCAACCGCTACGGTCCGATTCGATGCTGGCCGGCGTGGCCAAGGCGGCGGCACAAGCACCGAGGAAAGGACAGTAAATGGCGATCACTACTCTTGACGGTTATATCGCAGCTTCCAAGTTCCGGCTGACCTGGATGAAGACGGGCACGCGCACACTTGTGGCGGCGATGCCATACACGGTGTTCGACATTGCCGGTAGCCCGGGCGCTGGCACGTTGGCAATCGGCAATACTGCCAATGGAGTTGTGCCCACTGACGCGACAAATGGATACCCGGTCATCCCGACTTTTTCAAGCAATCCTGGTTATCTTGCCCGAGTCGAGTTCGGCAGTAGCGTGGCGTGTTGTTTTGATCTGTATGATCGTGTCTTTGCCTGCGGGGCTTATTCCTATGCGGCAGGAACGACATCGCTCAGTTCCCAGCCGGGTTTCTCGGGTAGACTTCCTAGCGCG